TATCTATGGCCCGGAGGGCATTGGTAAATCATCCTTTGCAGCTAAGTTTCCTAATGCGGTTTTTATCGATACTGAGGGCAGCACTAAGCATATGGATGTAGCCCGGCTGCCTAAACCCACCAGCTGGACCATGCTTAAAGAAGAAGTTAAATATGTTAAGCAGAATCCCCATATCTGTGACACCCTAGTCATTGATACCGCTGACTGGGCTGAGCAGCTTTGCAAGAATGAGGTATGTGCCAAGGCTCAAAAGAAGGGCATTGAAGATTTTGGCTATGGCAAGGGATATGTTTACGTAGCTGAAGAATTTGGACGGCTTCTAAACTTATTAGAAGATCTAATTGAACTGGGAATTAATATTGTCCTGGTAGCCCACGCTCAGATGCGAAAATTTGAGCAGCCAGATGAATTAGGAGCTTATGACCGGTGGGAAATGAAGCTGGAAAAAAAGGTCGCTCCACTTGTCAAAGAATGGGCTGATATGCTCCTATTTGCGAACTATAAGACTTATGTAGTTAATGTAGATGGCCAGGGAGCCGATAAAGGTGTCAATAAAGCCCGAGGTGGCAAGCGGGTAATCTACACCACCCACCATCCATGCTGGGACGCTAAAAACAGGCATGACCTGTTACCGGAGATCCCACTAGATTATGACGAAATTGGACCACTGATTATTACCCGAGGAAAACAGCAGCCAATAAAGCAGCAACCCATTCCTCAGCAACCGCAACAACAAGCCGATCCAGTACCGGAATTTAATTTTATTGACTCAACCGAAGAAGACCCAGACCCCTGGGATAAACCTAATCAGCTAGTAGACGAGATGGCAGGCGTACCCAAGCAGCTAGCCGACCTGATGAGGGCCAATAATGTAACAGTGGCTGAGATTCAGCAGGCAGTGGCCAGTCGGGGATATTACCCGGTTGATACACCCATAAACAAATATGATCCTGGCTTTATTGACGGTGTTTTGGTTGGTGCCTGGGAACAGGTATTCAAATCAATTATAGATAGGAGGAATAAATAAGATGAGTGGTTGGGAAGACATTGGAACTGAATATAAATCTGCAGACGATATAGGCCGGGAATTAGGCTGGGAAGACACCATTGAAAATGATGGTCCAGAGTTTGTCCTACTTCCTGAAGGCGATTACGATTTTGAAATTGTTGATTTTGAGCGCAGCCGCCACCCTGGCAGTGAAAAATTACCGCCATGCAACAAGGCAGTAGTCCATGTAAAAGTAGAAGGTAAAGAAGGCACCACAATCATCAAACACAACCTTTTCTTGCATAGCAAAACCGAGGGAATGCTTTGTACTTTCTTTACTGCCATTGGACAACGTAAAAAAGGCGAGCGATTGAAGATGAACTGGAATACAGTAGTGGGCTCAAAAGGCCGTTGCCAGGTCGGGATCCGTAAGTGGATTAATGATGAGGGCAAGGAAATACTCCTAAATCAGATTAAGAAGTTTTATGAACCTGAAGTCCAGCAGACCCAGCAGACTATGTTTACACCAGGGAGCTTTTAGTTATGGATTTACGACCATATCAGATAGAAGCAAAACAGGCTGTCCAGGCTGAATGGGCTAAAGGGAATAGGAAAACCCTGCTGGTGCTGCCGACCGGTACCGGCAAAACAATAATTTTCAGCAAGCTGACTGAGGATTGCGTCCGAGATGGTGAGCGGGTTTTAATACTCGCTCACCGGGGCGAGCTCCTTGACCAGGCTGCAGACAAAATGACTAAGGCTACCGGCTTAGGGTGTGCAGTAGAAAAGGCAGAAGATACCTGTTTGGACAGCTGGTTTAGGGTGGTGGTTGGATCCGTCCAATCTCTCATGCGAGAGACGCGCCTGGCCCGTTTCCCGGTGGACTATTTTAACACAATCATTGTAGATGAAGCCCATCACTGCCTTGCAGACAGTTACCAGCGAGTATTAAGCCATTTTGACCAGGCTAAGGTATTAGGTGTAACCGCTACTCCTGACCGGGGCGATATGCGCAATCTGGGGCAGTATTTTGAATCGTTGGCTTATGAATATACCTTACCCAGGGCTATCAAGGAAGGGTACCTGTGTAAGATTAAAGCCCAGACTATACCGCTTAAGTTGGATCTGACAGGTGTAGGAGTTCAAGCCGGTGACTTCAAGTCTGGTGATTTAGGTACCGCTCTGGATCCGTACCTGTATCAGATTGCTGATGAAATGGTTAAATACTGTATGGACCGAAAAACAGTAGTATTTCTGCCGCTCATAAAAACCAGTCAGAAATTCCGGGACATCCTGGAATCTAAAGGTTTCCGGGCTGCAGAAGTTAATGGCGATAGCAAAGACCGGACTGAAATCCTGGCCAGTTTTGAAGCTGGCCAGTATGATGTGCTATGCAATTCCATGCTGCTTACCGAGGGCTGGGACTGCCCGGCAGTAGACTGTATCGTGGTTCTCAGACCAACAAAGATCAGGAGTCTATATGCCCAGATGGTGGGCCGCGGTACCCGTTTGTTTCCGAACAAAGACCACCTGTTGCTGCTGGATTTCCTATGGCATACCAGCCGGCACGAGCTCTGCCATCCAGCCCACCTGATTTGTGAGTCCCCGGAAGTGGCCGAGAAAATGACGGAAAATCTGGAGACTGCCGGCTGCCCAGTAGATATTGAAGTAGCTGAACAACAAGCAAAAGAGGATGTCGTGGCCGCCCGGGAGGAAGCCCTGGCCAAGCAGCTGCGCGAGATGCGGAACCGGAAGCGAAAGCTGGTAGATCCACTGCAGTTTGAAATGTCAATCCAGGCTGAAGATTTGGCCAATTACGTGCCGGCATTCGGTTGGGAAATAGGGCCACCAACCGAAGGACAGCTAAAAACACTAGAAAAGTGGGGTATATTTCCGGATGAAATTGAATCAGCCGGAAAGGCAAGTAAGCTGATAGACCGGCTGATAAAACGTAAAGAAGAAGGATTGGCCACACCGAAGCAGATTCGGTTCCTGGAAAGTAAGGGGTTCCTGCATGTAGGCACCTGGCAATTTGAAACAGCAAAAAAGCTTATAAATAGGATAGCTGCTAATGGCTGGAGGGTACCGCGAGATATTAATCCTTATGAATATAAGGGGGAAGTGAATGAATACGAAGCTAACTTCGCTCGAATTACTTAACCACATAGATCCATCTCTGCTTGACTATCAGGACTGGCTTAGCGTTGGCATGGCACTCAAGGATGCCGGTTATACAGCTGCTGACTGGGACAACTGGTCAAAACGTGATCCGGCCCGGTACCACCCGGGAGAATGTTTCCGGAAATGGGGGACTTTTCAGGGCTCCCCCAATCCGGTAACAACTGGCACATTAGTAGCCCTGGCTAAAGACCAGGGATGGGTACCAGAGCGCAGAGACTCCGGACCAGGATATGAATTAGAATGGGATGCTATGATCGGCGGCAAAGATGACCTGGTAGTGGTGGACAAGCACTGGCTGGAGGGGCAGGAAGTAATCGAACCTGAACAATGGGATCCGGTGGCCCACTTGACTAAATACCTGGCTACGCTATTCGAAGCATCTGAGAATGTGGGCTATGTCACTGAATCATGGGAGAAGGACGGCAAATACCTACCTACTAAAGGTTGCTGGGACCGCACAGCTGGAGAGCTCATTCAACAGCTAAATAATTGCAAGGGTGATATTGGCAGCGTCCTGGGTGATTACAGGCCTGAGGTGGGGGCCTGGATCCGGTTTAACCCTCTTGATGGTAAAGGCTGCAAAAACGAGAATGTGACCGACTACCGCTATGCGCTGGTGGAATCCGACGACATGCCCATAGACCAGCAGCACGCCATCATTAGGGAGCTTGAATTACCAGTGGCCTGCCTGGTGCACAGCGGGGGAAAATCACTTCACGCCATAGTAAAAATCGAGGCCAGCAATTATGAGGAATACAGGAAACGAGTTGACTATCTCTATGATGTTTGCAAGAAAAACGGTCTCAAAGTAGATAGCCAAAACCGGAACCCATCCAGGTTATCCAGGATGCCCGGGGTGATGCGCAACGGTCATAAACAATTCCTGGTGGATACCAATATCGGTAAGGAAAGCTGGCAGGAGTGGAAAGACTGGATAGAAGCTGTAAATGACGACTTGCCAGAACCAGAATCTATGGCTAATGTGTGGGACAACCTTCCTGACCTGGCGCCACCTCTTATTGAGGGAGTGCTCAGACAGGGCCATAAAATGCTGCTGGCCGGGCCATCTAAAGCCGGCAAGTCATTTGCACTTATAGAGCTCTGCTGCGCCATCGCTGAGGGCAAAGAATGGCTGGGATGGAAGTGCGCTCAAGGGCGTGTGATGTATGTCAATCTGGAGCTGGACCGGGCATCATGCCTGCATCGTTTTAAGGACGTTTATCAGGCCCTGGGCTGGTTCCCGCATAACCTGGCCAATATTGATATTTGGAACCTGCGCGGAAAGTCGGTACCGATGGACCGGCTGGCCCCGAAGCTTATCCGGAGAGCTGCCAAAAAGAATTATATCGCCGTCATTATTGATCCCATTTATAAGGTTATCACTGGTGATGAGAACTCCGCTGATCAAATGGCTCATTTCTGCAATCAGTTTGACCTGGTGTGTTATGAGCTAGGGGCTGCAGTGATTTACTGTCACCATCACAGCAAGGGATACCAGGGGCAGAAGCGGAGCATGGACCGGGCCAGTGGATCAGGAGTGTTTGCCCGGGATCCGGATGTACTGCTTGACCTCATTGAGCTGGACTTAACAGAGGACCTACTGAAACAGGAAGAAAATAAAGCTGTCTGTGCTGTCTGTATCAGGTGGTTGGACAAGTATATCAAAGACTGGGACAAAGAAGTCAGCCAGGATGATCAATGCAGCGAAAAGGCAATGCTGGCAGCCTGTAATCGATTGTTAGAGCCTGGCCAGTATAGAGACATGCTTAAGGACGTTTACGCTGCCAGGCAGGCCATACAGCAGCGAACAGCGTGGAGAATTGAAGGTACTCTGCGGGAGTTTCCAAAGTTTAAGCCGGTAGATCTGTGGTTTTCCTACCCGACACACCAGGTTGATGCCGAAGGAATTCTTAAGGACCAGCAGGCTGAGGGGGACAAGCCGCCCTGGCAGCGAGCTATGGAAAAACGGAAACCAAAAGAGAAGAAGGTAAATGATCGAAAAAAATCTATTGAAATGGCATACGAGGCTTGTAGTTTTAATGGCGAGGTTACAATTATCGCGCTAGAAGAGTATCTCG